CTTTATGAAGATAGTGGTAGTCAAAATACAAGTCTTGATGAAATATTAGAAGTCAGAAAAGATATGAATGCTGATGGTTCGGTGGTTGAGGTATCGAGAATTTTAATTAAATTTGATTTGACTTATATTTCAGAATCAGTTGAAAGTGGATTGATACCATCTAACGCTTCATATTATTTAAATCTATATGATGCTAATTCTACTGGATTAAATACATCACAAACTTTATATGCATATCCTGTTAGTCAATCTTGGAATGAGGGTTCAGGAAAACGAGATTCAAATCCAGTTATAGAAGATGGATGTAGTTGGAAATGGAAAGATAGTAATACAGGTAAAACTCAATGGAATGAAGTTTCTCAATCAGGTGGTACTTGGTATAGTGGTTCTGATGGACAATATACAAATGAGGCTTCTCAATCATTTACAAATGAAGCATCAGATTTGAGAATGGATGTTACGGGTATTGTAAATAATTGGATTTATAGTGGTTCTTCATACGCAAACGAAGGGTTTATGATAAAGAGAAGTGGTAGTATTGGTAATTCAGATACTAATCTTGATGAAGGAAACACCACTCAACTTGGTCATTTTAGTTTCTTTTCAAGAGAAACACACACCATTTATCCACCTAAATTAGAAGTGGTTTGGGATGATTCAAAATGGAACACGGGTTCTTTATCACCATTGACTTCAGATAATTTAGAAGATATGCAACTTTACATGAGAGGTTTACGAGAAAAGTACAAAGAAAATTCTAAAGTAAAGTTTCGAGTTGTGGGTAGAGAAAGATTTCCTGAAAGGTCATATTCATCTACAAATTTATATGAAACAGGATACACTAC